GCCAAGCCTGGGTTTTGTAGCTCATGGCAGAGCCCTGCCGAGAGCGTTACAGCGTGAGCCGCTGTAGTACCAATGTGTCCAGCCGCCGCGCCTGATGCTGTGCAACGCGACCAGGTGCTGTACCCATGCGGGGGCCTGATGCGCTTGCTGATATGGGCGGGCCGGATAGGTGCCTTTCCATTTAGCCCACTTAGCGTTGCCCTGCCAAGTAGGTGTGAGGAATTGGTAGGTGCCCGCTGCGCTCGAGCGCTTGTTACGGGCTTTTGGGTTATTCCGTGATTCGCGGTGCGCAACGCATTGCAGAAATGCGCGTTCTGGTTCTGTAGCGTCGGCTAACGGCCCTGAAGCCAGGACCGCCGACAATGCGAGAGCTTCTAGCATCGTTTCCCCTTTCGACGCGCCCACCATAACCGAACTTGCTGGGCTTTAGTCAAGGCCGACGCGCTCCTCCTCAAAATATTCCGACAGGTCTGGCTCCTCGACCGTGGCTAGTTCGCTTGTGAAACCTAGCGTGACTAGGGGCCGTTCTGGCTCCTCTGCTGGGGCCTGTAGCAATAGTGCTACGGTCGTAGCCTTTCCCAGTAAAGCGTGCAGCTGCCTAGGCGTTAGGTCCTGGTCGGTTCTGATGACCACTTCCCCTACCTGGATACGGACCACGGCCTTGCCAGGTTTTCGGCTATGAGCGTGTAGCCGATTGCGTCGAGGTAATGGTCTCGGCTGTAGTGAGATTCCGCTCGAGCGATCTTAACTAGGAGCATCATTTGGGCGGCCTGCCTGGGGGTTACTTCGGCATTTAGGTAGGCGCTCCACATGCGGGCTATGCGCTCGAGGGTGTCCTCGGGCTTGCCGTGAGTGTCGTTCCGGTCCCCTACGATTCCGGTGGCCTCATATGCCAGCTCTACGTCAATCATCGGGATCACATTCGCATTCTGTCCGGCTGTGACAATCCCAGCAGACAGGGTCTACTAGATCGCATACGCAATCTCGGCGTTCGCAATCGGGGCATGGATACCAGGGCGGCTCGGTTGATGCGCTGCTGATGTATGGCATGGTTCCCCCTAAATAGGTCTGGTTTGGCCGTTGTTCAGCACTTTGCAGTATGCCCCGCATTCGCACAAGAGGCGGGCATATTTAGCCGTTTTAGTGTAGGTCAATCCGGCCGGCTCGAGTTTGTCGCTTCCGCATGATGGGCAGCTGCCCAGGTCGCCGGACCATAGCCCAGCGTGAGGGCCTTTAATCCACGGCTGTAGGACCTTAAACAGGTTTTCGGTTACCACGACGTCCTGCTTATTGTAGGCCCGGAACTTTGTCCAGGCTTTGTCGTCGTCCTCGAGTACGCGCTTCCACAGCTGCGGGACGCCTGTGGCTAGTTTTGTGGGCATGTTCAGCGTTTTAGTGATGTAGCCCAGGCTATTGCTGGCGAATTTGTAGCGGCGTTTTACCACCTGATATAGGTCTATATCCTGCCAGGGCGCTACCGGCGGGTAGCCACGCTCCACCAGGCTCTTAAGAATGATGGGCATATCGTGTCGGACGCCGTTGTAGGTGACGACTATGTCTGCCTCATTGAGCAGCTCCCATATGCCGTCCAGCATGGCTTCTACGCCGTCGTGGTACTCGCTGGCAAACAGGACCTGTTTACGGTCTAGCCATTTAGCGGCCCAGCACAAGAGGCGGGCTGGTTCCATAATCTGGTCAGGCCGTATATCCGCGCCATACAGGTCGTAGGTGTAGGCCAGGTGTGGGCTGTTCTCCACATCTAGCGTCAGGACCCGTGGGGATTGCGGAGCCTTAGCCGTCATCAGCCTAAGGTTTGCCTCGACGCAGGATCGGTAGCGGGAAGCGTCGGCGGCCCCGGATAGGTGCCGCGTCAGTAAACGAAACGTGAATGTGGTTGTAGTGGCCGTAACCTGATCCGCGCCAGCGCCACCACGTTTTAGCGTATGTACCTGAGGCGATCCGGTCATTAAATACGACGTACTTAATCCGGTGGCAACCGAGTTTCCCACTAGCCGCGTAATGGACCAGCTGGTCGGCAAGCTCCTGGGCGGCTTTCTTCGAGGCTCTTTTATTCCACGGGATTAGATCGGCGTCAATATCAATAGCATGGACGAAACCGCGACTATCGGGGTTATGGTCGCTTTTACGGGCCTGGTGGGCTCGATCACCTATCCAGCCGTCCGAGCGCTTATCCCGCCCAGGGAACGCTTTATCAACCTGCTTGCGTAGCTTGACGCCTGCCGCTACCAGCCGGGCCATTACTCGCCCTCAATCTCGAATTCAGGCTGCCCCGCGTACTCGCTTGGATCAGGGGACATATTCATCAGGGCCGCTACAGGTGCCGCCACGCCCAGCACAGCCGCTACGAGCGCCAGCCACAATGGGGCTGCCTGGGCATCGAGGACGTCGTACATGATCAACAGGGGAACGATCACTAGAGCAATGCTATAGAGGTACTGTCTGCGCTTTTTAGTGAAGAATTCGGCCACGATTGCCTCCTAGTTGCCCATGTGCCAATCAATATGGTCGTCTACTTTGCCTCGGATTTCCCGCACATCGGCCCGTATTTCGTTCAGCGTGTCCCGCGTAGAGCTGCCGCCATTCGGCCGGAATTCTTTTTGTAGCCGTATTTGGGCGCGAATAATCCAGGAAAGACCCGCCAATAGTGCGGTAATGATGGTGACCAGGGGGACCAGGCCCTCGAGGGATTGTAGGTCCATGGCACTAGCGGGCCGCCAGCTTCGCCAGGACTCGCTCGCGGGCGGCCTGGGTGGCCGCACTCACCTTGCGCTTAGGCTTGGCTCGACGCTCTTTCTTCTCCTCTTGGAGCTCTTTTTCGACCTCGATGGCTTGCTCGAGGGCTTCTTCGTAGGTTTCGGGGTGCTGCGTCATTCTGTCTCCTCGAGCTGTTCTGGGCTAATAAATTGGTCCAGGTCGGCGTCGTAACGGTCACCCATAGCGGCGTACTTGCCGCGTCGGCTGCCGGTGTAGGACGTGTCGATCCACATTCCGGCTAGGCCGATGCCATTGCAATAGACGGTTATTTCGGCGTCGTCGTCGTTGCAATACGGAATAACGATTACCTCTCGGACGATGCCGTCCTCAATGCGTGCCGCGTGTGCGTTGTGATATGTCATTAGACCGCTACTCTCACTATGACTATGCCGCTGCCACCGTTACCGCCGGTACTTGCACCACCGCCGCCGGAGCCTGTGTTTGATGTTCCGCTCGTAGCAGTTCCACTCACGGCGCCATCACCACCGCCACCGGAGCCGCCAACGCCAGCACTTCCAGTACCCGAACCACCTCCACCGCCAGCGCGGGTCACAGAGGAACCCGTGATGCTGTTGGCTATTCCGGCTCCACCTGATCCGCCTGCCGTTCCCGTGCCATTATTGCCGGCAGCGGAGGCACCACCACCGCCACCAGATGAACCACTACTGCCGACGTTTGCATCGCCACCATCGTTACCTAAATCGGTGACACCTGCACCACCCGCGTTATTTGATCCAAAGTTGCCACGCGCAGCACCACCGCCCGAGCCGCCATTTAGACCCGGCTTGGCTTGAGTTTGAGCAGTTGACGTTCGTGCAAATGCCGCACCACCTCCGCCGGCGGTAGAAAAATAACTAGCGATGCGTGAAGTAATGCCGTTGTTTCCATATTGGCCTTCGCTGCTGTCCGGCACACCACCGACCCCACCTGCTCCGACCGTGACCGTAAGGGAACCAGAACTAAGAAAAGCGTTTTCGATGTAAAGATGCCCACCGGCGCCGCCGCCTCCGCCGCTGGCTCCGCCACCACCACCACCGCCACCGATTACGAGGACGTCAGCGAAACCAGCCTTAGTAACTGTGAGCGTGCCAGACGCCGTGTACGTCCAATACTCGTATCCCGAATAAGAGCCGGTAGGCGTGTCGCTGATCTGTGCGCTACCAACTCCCCCCGAGAAAGGGAGCACCACCCACTCGTCCGTATCGACCTTAATAGCAGCCAGGCCGACGTATTGGTCGGCTGTGAGGGTGTCGCCGTTTAGGGTCACTCCGCTACCAGGCCCCAGGGTCACCGTGCCAGCGCCCAGGTTCAGGAATTTAATCTGTGTGCCTGTCTCGTAGGCCACCGAGGCATTCGGCGGGATCGTGACCGCTACAGCTGCCGCGTTATCGAGCGTAACGGTTTTACCGGCGTCGGTTAGGACGGTCGTGTAAGTCGTGCCGGTCTGGGTGTTTACGCCGTTGCCTTTAATGCTGACGTCGTCTACGCGGTCGGCTACCGATTGGCTCGTCAGAGGCCAGTTAGATACGAGGTCGCCGGACTCGACGTAGGGCGTACCGTAGGTCGAGGTAGCCATAGTTCACCTTCCTTTAGGCCGCGATTAGGTCGTCGGCTGTTACTACGTTGTACCATTGTAGGGTCGTGTTTACATTTCCCCATGTAAGCGTCGCATCGACGCCGGACCAGGGGACCGTCTGGTAGCTGTATCGAGGGTCTGAAATCGATAAAGTGACCAGATGCCTGCCTGGGGTGAAAGTCTCCGACCAGCCTTCCACAATGCCCTGGAATTGGGTGTAGGGGCCGCCTGCGGGTAGGTCATCGATGATGACGCGGGAACCGTTGAGGAGCGCTAGTACGTCGTTGCGCTGAGTGTCGGTTAGTTGATCCATAAGGACCGTTATTTGGCCGATATTCCACAGCGGGTACGCCTGGGCTGTGAGTATCTGTTCGGCTCTTTCCTGGGCGTCCCCGGCGCTGTGTAGCTCGGTTGTCAGGTCGTATTTACGACGCCCATAGGCCGCTATCGAGGAAGCGTCCTCGAGCTCGTAAATATTGTTATTGCTGTATTCGACCTCGATATCGTTAATCAGGGTTTGGAGGTTCTGCTGCCACTCGGGCGCCCACGCTATCGCTGAGCCTGGAATTGTTGAGGCGGCGTTATTGATTGGGAATGTGGACCAGGCCGAGGTATAGAAGCTCCACGACTCGGTCAGGTTTTCCCAAATACCGGGGTTACCGGCGATGCCTCGCTGCCCGTAATCCTCGAAAATGACGCGGCCCCGGCAATCATCAAAATATGTACCGCCGGACCATTCCGCTAAAACCTGTAGGTAGGAAAGTTTTGGCTGGACCGTGGGGTCGTTGTTGCTGTCGAGCTCGAGGACGTTATCGGCCGCGTTCAGGTAGTCAATGCCAGCGTCGGCCATGACAGCGTCTACCCGAGCCCTGGGAGATTCTTTCGAGTATGCGCTCTCACCTGTAGTGAGCAGGCCGAGGCGGGCTAGGTAGCCGATGCCGGTAACGGTTACGACGGGTATGGCTGGATCGGTGGATAGGTACTCCAGGCGCAGATCCGTCACGGTGCCACGGAATCGGCAAATGCCCGTATACGCGCCGATGCGGAGCTCGTCGCCGATCTGGATACCTGTGCCCGTGGTGCCCCTCAGGATCACCTGGGCCGTACCGGGCTCGGGTACCGATTTAATATCGGAGCGGGCGTGCGTTACTTGGACGTTGTATTCGACGTCTGCTAGATCAAGGGGGACGTCGTTAATGAGGACGGCGTAAATGCTCATTGCAGGACCGGCTGTACGTTACGGCCCGACCGCTGATCGCTGTTACGGATCAGGTTGCTGATTGCGTTGGCTACGGCCTGTTCGGTGATCCTGGCCTGCTCGGCTTCCGCTGCCGCTACGCGCTCGGCCCTGGCAGCTGTCGCCGCTGCCTCGACGGCCCGTACAGCGTCCCTAACGTCTTTAGCGATTTGTTTCTTAAATGAGGCGCCTACCTGCTCGCCGATCGCTTTGCCTAGTTTCTTAAATTTGCGTTGATCCTGCTTAAATTGCTGCGCCAGGCCGTTCAGATTCTCGATAGCCGACAATCGTCCAGCCTCGAGGAATTCGGGCACCAGGCCCAGCGCTAGCGCTTTTGTGGTTTCCTGGACGCCTACCCATTGAGCGTTAATCGTGGGGATTATGCCCTCGTTGAGGAGCTGTTGGCCCAGGGCGCCTCCTACTTCGGGGCCCAGGCTGGCGATTTGTTCTATGAGGCTTTGGTCTGCGCCCTGTGCTTTGATAGCGGTTAGGACATTGCCGAACCATTCCGCCTGATTTACCTGCTCTTGGAAACCGTCGATGAGGCTTTTACCTGTTTGGCGGCCCTGTTCATCGAAATTTTCTTGGTAAACGGCGCCTAGATTGATGCCGCCGAGGAGGTCCTGCTGTATGGCGTTGGCGTAGTTCTCAACGGCTTGTGTAGCTGCCTCGAGGTCGCCGATCGATCCGATGAGCTCGTCGCGGGTGGTGGCTAATTGTATGCCGAGCAGTTCGGACGTATCCAGTAGCCGCTGTTGCTGTTTGGTGTATTCCTCTGTGGCCTTGGCAGCGCCGCCCGTGTTTCCGGTTAAATCCTTGGTTTCCTCATTGACGTTAGAAAGCGGGGCGTACATGCGGGCTAGTGCCGCCTGGGCTCCCTGTAACTCGAATCGGTAATCGCTGAACGCCTCCGTGGTTTCCTCGGTTTGTTGCTCGAGGTCGCGCAGGCTCCCGCGTTCCCCTGCGCTGGACCCGCTGCCGGTGAGGTTGCCTGTTTCGCCGCGAATCGCTCGCAAACTGTCGGCCACGAAACCTAATGGATTAATCAAGGGCGCTACGGCTTTCCGTACTCCATCGAATACCGGGCCGAGCATTCCAGCGTTTTCCGTGACGTCCTGGGCTGCCGATCCCACATCGCCGAGAGCTGACGCCAGGTAGGCAATATCGGTTACGGATTCGCCCGCTAGTTCTCCGATGCTTTTCAGTAGGGGCTCGAGGTCCTCCATGGCGTCCACGGCGTCCTGTGTGCCCTCTGTGGCGTCATTAAGGCTGTTGAGTAGTCCAGCGCCGAACGCCTCGGCTAGGTTGTCTGTGGCCGTGTTTAGGCGCTTCATGCGCCCCTCGAACGTCCCGGCTGCTACATCGGCCGCGCCGGAGAAATTGTTAGACAGCGTCGTCATGATTTCATCGAGCGACATTGTTTTCAGCTGCGTCCGGTCCAGGCCTACGCCTAGGCGGGATAGGCCCTCGACCTGGCCGTCGTAAGCCTTACCCAGCTGGTCGGACACGCTGGACAGGCTTTTGCCTGTAGCGGCCGATATATCCATCGCCAACTTCAGGGCTCGGTTAGCGTCCTCGACGTCGTTCGTGGATCGGATTAGGCGCTCGTATGCGGGCCGTAGGTCGGTGTCGGCGACGCCGTAGGCACGCTCAAGTTGGTAGATGTATGCCTCAACGGCTGCCGTGTCGTGGGAAAAATTGAGGTTGTCTAGGGTGTTGGCTAGTTGTGCTACGGCTTTCTCATCATCGATAGCGGCCTGCACGCCGTCTTTAGCGAGTTTTAGGGCGAACGCGCCAGCTGCTGCGGCGGCTGCGATCAGGGCGGGGCCCATTTTGTCTTTTAGGGTGCCGGAGAATCCGTTTACCTTGCGTCCGGCCTGGTCCATGCCGGAGTTAAATTTCTTGAGGTCGGCCGCCAGGTAGACGGTTAAGGTTTTAGCCATTAGACGGCCCACTTACGGATAATTTTATCGACCGCCTGGCCCCATTCTTGGAGGGCGTAGGGCCGGTAACTGCGTGCTTTGTCGAGCCATTGTGTGCGCTCGAATGGGGCGAATGAGCCGCCGCCGTCGCCGCTGTCGGACGGGTACCGGACCATTGTGTAGCTGGCGCCACCACTAAAACGGTTCATGCGGGCACCGCCGATAGTGACCTTAGGTAGACGGTCGCTGCCCGCTTTAATGCTTTCCGACAGTTTGTCGCCCCACGGGCCCGCATACTGTAGGGCGGCCTGCTGGAATGCCGGCACCATGCGATTCTGGGCGATGGTTTTAGATGCAGCCCGTAGTTCCTTTTGTGCTTCCGGCCCTAGTTGTCGGAGGTCGCGCAGCAGCGAGTTAAGGCCGTCGATTCGGTAATCGAATGCCTTACTCTGGGCCATCGCGGAGCTCCTCGATGATCGTGGCCAATAATTGCGGGTCGTACTGTCGGACCTCCGAGAATGGCCGTCCTGTAGCGATAGCTACTCGGACGATCATTCGTCGGACGGATCCGATTGGGTAGGGTCCGGCGTCTTGCCAACGATTACTCGTACTTTGCGGGTCCTAGCCCATGCGCGTACCTCGGCGACGGTTTTAGGCTCTTTGCCTTCGCTGTGACAGTAGGCCACGACGAGCTTTAGGCCATTATCGGTGACGTTGCCGCTCGGGTAGAGCGCCTCGGC